ATGTGCCAGCAACGCCACCAGTGGTGGTGCCGTTCAGGTTGATGAAGTCATTGCTGGAACCAGCAGTAAAGCCAACCACTGCGCCAGAAGAGTCAGTGTCCACAGAAATCACGGAACCGACAAACTTGTCAGTGCCGTCTGTACCAATCTTCAGTGAGCTGGTAGAGATGGTTGTGGGCACCCAGATGGTGTATGTCACACCTTCGTTGTTGACGGTGTTGGGATCTTGGCCGGGGCCAGATGTCACCGAGTTTGCCGACACGTTAATGCTGGGCAGTGTCAGAGTGACAGCGGCAGCCAAAGAGCCACCAACGCTGATGATGCGACCTGCGTGGGCTACGGGAGTCAGTGCGGTGCTGGAAGTGATTTCAACAACGGTAGCTGGACCTTGTTGGTAGATGCCGCCCAACGAACGAACTGGGCCTTGGAAAGTAGTTTGAGCCATGATTTTTTTCCTCATGCGGTTAAGGCGTATCTGTCTGCATGACGTCGGCCCGGAGCCGTCAGATACACCGGAAAGTCCGGGGTGACTGCAATATACCCCAAAAGAAAAGGGGCCGCAAGGGCCCCTTCTCAAATATCCCCGAGGGAATATTAAGCGCCGGGAGAACCGTAAGCGCCCAGTGGGTCAGACACGCCGAAGCTGTAACGCTCACGAGCCTTGTAACGCACGTTGCCGGTGTCAAAGTCGCCGTCCATGGAGTTCGACAAAGGCGAACGAACGAAGTGCTTCAAGCCGTTAGGCACGTCAGTCAACAAGAACCAAGCGTTGGTGTCAGTCAAGAAGTTGTTGACTGTGTAACCACCGGGGATGGAACCGTTGTTTTTGATGGCGTTGATGTCGTTATCAGCAGTGCCAACGCGCAGTTCAGTTTCCAACAAACGGGTTGCAACGAATTGCAATGCTGGAGGAACGATCAGCTTCTTTGGCTTGGCTGCGATCAGCAAACCACGTTCGTCTGTCCAAGCAGCGATCTGAATAACAGCGTTTTCCAACGATGTTTCGTTCAGGTCGGCACCAGTGGTAGGACGGTTGCTGTTAACGCCACCGGACACCAGAGGGTGAGCGGTAGAGAACAGCACTTGGCCGTCACCGTAGGTGGGGTTGCCAGAGCCAGTGAAACCTTGGTTCAACACGGCAGCAGCTTTAACTTGCTTGGTGTAAGCCATGGCACGAGCCAAAGCCTTGGTGTAGCGGCTGGACAAGCTGTCATACAGGTTGTCTTCCACTGCTTCCTCGGTGATCGAGAAGCCCATTGCGATGGTTTCGTGTGTGTAACGAGCAGTCCATGCTTCTTGCGCGTTGTCATAAGCGATGGCAGAGCCTTCGTTCTTGACAGGAGCGGCTTGGAAGCCAGACAACTTGGTTTCTTCTTCAAAGCTACGCTCCGATGTCTCGGTTTCGTAGATCTCTTTGTGTTGCTCGCCGTAACGTGCGTACTCCATACCGAACAAAGCGTTCAGGCCGGGGAGCAGTTCTTTGAGCAGTTGTGCGCGTGAAATAGCCATGGTAAGTTACTCCTTAGATGCCAACGGCGTTAGAGAAGGCATGAGCGCCGGGATTGAACTTAACCAAAACATCTGGGTAAGCGTCAGTCACAGGAGATGCAAAGCCAATGATTTTGAACGCGGCAGCGGCGGTTTGAACGGTAGCGTCCAAAGCGCTTGTCGAGTTGCCAGTACGGGTAGAACCAGTGCTGGTGCTCTGAACAGCGGCAAAGAAGGTGTTTGCACCCAACACAGCCTGAGTAGCGGAGCCATCCAATTGAGCTTGGAAAGTCACGCTGTCGTCAGTAACCACGTATGCAGTCACCACGCCGGTTGTGCCGGAGGGGTAGTACTGAGCGTAGATCTGTTGACCTTGTGCGTTGATGTATGAGCAGCCAACGAACACACCGATAGCGCCGAGACCGGAGCCGCCAAGGTTGTTAGTAGTCAAGTCAGCGCCAGTGGCGGTGGACAGAGCGATATAACCGTCGGCGTCAAGAATGACGACTTGGCCATAGAACAAGTTGGTACCGGTGCCTGCGGGATTGATCAGGAACTGGCTTGTAGCGCCGGCATAAGGCATGCCGTCGTTACGGTTTACGGCTTTCAGACCGTAAGGGGAGGCGGTAGTTGCCATTTTAAAACTCCAAAAAGTTAAGTACCTTTACCGAAAGTAACCTTTGTGGACCGCTCTTTGAAGAGTGGCATACGCGGATCACTTTCACGCATGTAGTTGTTGTCCACAGACTGCATCTGCGAATCAGCCTGTTGGCTGTAATACGCATTACGCTGGTCCACAAACTCAACTGGGGTTTTGCAAAGTAACAAACCACCAACTTCAACTGCGTCTGGAAAGCGGCCACTGGTGCTGCCAAACAAACGAATTTCAGGATGATCCGATGCCTTCACGGGTTCCCAGCCCTCGCGGAGCTTAGATGAAATATTCATGGGATCAGCGTTGTTCAGAGTACTGACGCGAATCCAGCGAAACGCATAGCCCGGTTCCGGCGCGGGATCGGGCAGAAGCTGGGGCGGCGCCCATTTAGTGGGACGCGTATCTTTGTCGCGTGACGAAAGTTCTCTGCTTTGACGATTTTGTTCAGCCATGTTTATTTCCTCATTTCTTCCGCAACCTTACGAGCATAGAGTTCCAACGGAACACCCAGCCGCTTGGCGAGATCGACCTGCGTTTTGGTAAGTACGACCTTTCGGGGCGCAGTACTACGTGTTGCTGGTGCGACAACATTCGATTGTTTAGGCGAAGGTGACGCATCCGCCTGCTTCTTCGGCTCGAAAGAATCCGAGAAGCGGTTCCTCATGTCAGCGTCGATACGGTCGTAGTATTCGTCGCTGCCAACCGGAATTCCTTCAGAAACCAGTTCCGAATGAAGGCCAAGGGCGTAAGCCGTCATCTTTTGATTTCTGCCAAACCACGAGTTCTTTTCTTGCCACTCGGCTAGTTTGTCATCAATTTTCGGAGCAGGTTCCTGCTGTGGTTGAGTTTTTACCTCAATTTCTTGCTCCTGTAAAGGAGCAGGAGTGTAATTATTTACTCGTTCGGCGCGCATCTTTGCCATGGTGAGCGCCTCTTGGGCTTCCACCAAAGCATCTGCATCACCGGATTCGTATGCTGCTTTGTACTGGCGTTTGGCTTTGTCCAGATCATTGGCTGCTACCAGCTTGGCCTGTTCAATGTATGCGCCCTGACCTTCGTGCAGTGTGCCGCGGAGCTTTTTATTCTCCTCGATGATGGACTGAGCAATGCGAATTGCCTCATCCTTCTCACGCTGCGCAGCCTCTTTGGCTCGGCGTTCTTCGTGATAGCCCTTGGTGAAGTGCTGAATACGCTTGCGCACGCTCTCGTCGTACTTTGCAAGTTCATCATCACCCATATCCTTGGGCGGCTCTTCCATCGGCTTGCGGTTGCGGTCAGCTTCTGGAGTATCGTCAACCACCTCGATGTCGACCTCGGGGGTTTTGACTTCAACTTCAGGCTCGACTACTTTGCCGCCAGCGCGAGGATTGTCGGAAACCTCGTCGGGAAACTCAAACTCATGTTTTTCCATTGGCATGGTCTACTCCTTAAACTCGTTGTACACCGCGTGGATCTTGCACGACTGCTTCGACCGAATCATCATTGATGATGCGGAATTCGCGGCCATGAATCTTCATGCGAGTGCCGGTGTTAGGACGAACCAAAACAAAGTCACCAACCTTGCAGCTCGGGCCGCTTGGGAAGCGCTTTTCGTCTTTGAATGCATCTGGGCCCATCTTTGCTACGAATAGCACAGGGGACAAGAGTTCTTCAAAGTGCATGGTCTGGCTGGACTTGAGCAGTCCGCCTTCGTACTCTTCGTTGGCTTCTGGGAGGATGCACAGAAGGTGGTACGTCACTGGATCGGGAACTTGCTTGGCCTTTTCCTCTTCGCTCTTATTCAGAACGCCGGTCAGGTCAACTGCCGAAACATCAAATTCACTCATCGTAGTCTTTCATTTTTTGCGCAAGGTCGTTGATTTCAGCAAGTGCGGTCAACAGACCCAGAGCAACCCCGCACTTGTTCTGGTAATCAGCGTAGTCTTTAGCTGCGCCGTCACCCAGACTCTCCACGATTCGTTTTCTTTGCTCTTCAATTTTTGACTTTAGCAGATCCAGAACTTTGCTTTCCATCATTCACCCCGTTTTGTGGCGGCTTGTTTGCTTTTAGCAATGTCGATGCCCATGCGGACACCTTCACGCTCCTGTTCTGCCTGCAATTTTTTCTCTGCTTGCGTTGCTTGTTGGCCAGCTTTGAAGCCCTCCAACTGCAACTTGCCTTCGAGCGCCTGCTTCTTGAGCTCAAGCTCATCGGCCTTTGTTGCGGCATCCACTTCCAGCTTCTTCTGCTTGAGCTGCAGCTCGCCTTGTTTGATCTGCAGCTCTTGTTGTTGCATTTGCACAACCGGATCTTGCGCTTGCTGCTGAGCCTGCTGCTGTGCGGCTTGCGCTTGGTTTTGCTGCGTCACTTGCTGAGCGGCTTGGGCCATCATGCCGGACAAAGCGATTTCCACTTCTGGTGGCAACTCCTCGCCCTCTGGCGGCAAAGCAATACCAAGTTGCTGCTCGATGCGCTGACGGTATGCAAACGCTGTGTGCTCTGCAATGTGGGCCATCATTGCGGCCTGCATGGCTTGAGCATTGGGGTTTTGGCCAATCATCTGCATGATGATCGGATCTTGCATGGCCGACATATGCACTTGGATGTGCGCTTGGTGATCTTGGTACTGGAACGCCTTGACCGGTTTCATGTTCATAACGGCCATGTTCTCAAACACCGGGTCCTTCGGCTTCTGGTCGTCTTCCAATGGGATCAACTTGTCTGCATTCTTGATGCCCAACACTTCGATCATTTGACGGTGCAACTGTGGCAAGTCGTAGATCTGAGGCGCGCTTTGTGCCAACTGGATCACGGCTTGGTACTGCATGATCCGCTGAGCCATGGTGGCACTGTTCGGATCAGACACTGGAATCACATTGACCGTGTCGTAGTCGGACTGCTTCAGGCGACGGTCGCCACCAACTGGGCTGTAGTTGTAGCTCTCTGGCGCGTGGTCACGGATGATGTCTTTGAGGAGTTTGAATTCCTCTTTCATCGAGAAGTGGACACGAGCCTGAACTGCGCTCATGGTCTTCAACTGGCGCTCAAGGATGGCCAGTGTCGTACCAACAGGAGCGTTGGCGCTCATGTCGCTAACCTTCATGTCGGCAACAGAACCAAGGCGGCGCGCCTCTTCAGTGATCTGATTGAGCAGCGCCATCAGAACCTGACTTGGCTCCTTGTATGGCAAAGGCATGATGTTGTCACGCACTGTGCCGCTGGCCACGTCAACGTCACGGAATTCACCGGGAGCGATCGGAGTGTCGTCGCCTTTGATGCGCAGGCCACGGGCTTTCAAGCCACCGGGCAAGTTGCTCAATGTGCCGGCATCCACCAACTGACGAATCAGTGATGTGCCTGCGCGAGCGTATCCGCCAATGACGTGGATCAGGCCAAGGCCGTACACACCAAAACCGGGGATGTAGGTGTACTGGACAAAGTGATTGCGCTTGACTTTGACTTCGCTGTCTTGCTTCCAGTTGCGGCGGATCGACAAAACTTTTGTTGATGCGCGGTCGATTGTGATCACATATGGCAGAGCAATGCCATCTGGATCTTCGTAACCGGGCAGGTCGTAATCCACATGGATTTCCAAGATCTGGTAACGATCGTCATCGGTCAAAG